GCCGATGACTCAGCCGACGCCGGCGGGGGCGGAGCTCCCGGAGGGCCCGACACTCGTCAACGCCAACCGGCCCACCGCGACCATCGTCCGTGAGCCGGCGTCCTACCGGTTCGACCGGAAGGGCAACCTGCTACCGGCCGCCCACGAATTCAGCCGCGACGTGTTCTCCGGCCTCCGCGACCGGGACCGCGACGATGCCGCGTACAACCGGGCCATGTCATGGGTGCGGGCACAGTTCGACGTCATCACCACCGACGTCAACGAGCTCAACCCGACCCGCCAGCGGCCGGAGCTCTACGTGGACCAGCGCGCGTTCAAGTACCCGATCTGGGACGCAGTGAACAAGGGCACGCTCACCGACATCACGCCGTTTGCGTTCCCCAAGTTCTCCAGCGCGTCCGGCCTGGTCGGAGATCACACGGAGGGCACGGAGCCGACGTCGGGCACGTTCGTGACCACGAGCCAGACGATCACGCCGGCGGCCATGTCCGGCAAGGCGAAGATCAGCCGGGAGACGTGGGACCAGGGCGGCAACCCACAGATCGGCAATCTGATCTGGCAGCAAATGCTGAAGGGCTGGTATGAGGCCCTGGAGGCGGCCGCGGTGGCCGCGCTGGACGCCGCGTCCCCGACACAGATCGACTTCTCGGGCACGCCCGGACTGGCCAACGACGACCTGGACCAGGCGATCACGGCGGCGTTCACGGCGCTCCAGTTCGTCCGCGGCGGCTTCTCGATGGACAACATGTTCACGCAGATCGACCTGTACAAGGCGCTGGCCGCGGCGACCGACGCCAGCGGCCGCCGGCTGTACCCGGCCATCGGCCCGACCAACGCGATGGGCACCGCGGGCAACCGGTTCGGGTCGCTGGACCTCAACGGCGTGACCGCCCTGCCCGCGTGGGCGCTCGCCGCGACCGGGTCCGTGGCTGCGTCGTCCTACCTGTTCGACTCGTTCGCGGTCCACGGGTGGGCGTCCGCGCCGCAGCGTCTGACCATCGACATGACCGAGGTGGCCAACGTGTACATCGGCCTGTGGGGCTACCACGCGGAGGCCATCTCGGACATCAACGGTGTCCGGGAGATCGTCTACGACCCGGCCTAGCCGGAGCCGCGGCCGGCCCGTGGGACCTCCCGGCGGGCCGGCCGCTCCACCTGTAACCGAGCTCCAGGAAGGGAGCCAGCACCATGAGCAAGCACGTAACCGCGTACGCCTCCGCGGCGCGCACGGCCACTCCGACCGCCGTCACGGTGGCGACCGGCCGGTACAACAACATGGTCATCAACGTCGACGTCACCGCGTCGGCCGCCACCCCGTCGGTCGTGGTGACCGTCGACGCGCTGGACGTCCTGTCCGGCGAGTACGTGACGGTCCTGACGTCGGCCGCGTTCACCGGATCGGTCGAGACGCGCCGGTTGCGCATCGGCCCGGACATCGCCGCGGTGGCAGACCTGGCGGCCAACAACGTGCTGGCGGACACGATGCGGATCACGTGTACGCACGCGGACGCGGACTCCATCACGTACTCCGTGGGGGTCGACCTCCGGTAGCGGCCGGCGCCCAACAGTCCACAGTGGAATCTCGAACGCACGTACGAAAGCAGGGGAGAGCATGACGGACAAGAAGACCGAGCCGGACGCCAAGACCGAGCCGGCCACCACGCCGGACGCGGACGTCAAGACCGCGGCCGCCGTGACCACCAGCGCGCCGGTACGCCGGCGGAAGGACGCGGCCGCGGCCACCACTCCCCCGGCCGCGGCCGCCCCGCCGGCGAAGGGCAAGCGCCGGCCGCGGTTCGCCATGGCCGAGGGCACGCGGGAGGAGCTGGCCCGGACCGGCCGCGCGGTGGACCCGTTCACCGGCGAGCTCCTGGAGGACCCGGAGCGCCGCAAGGCGTACCTGGACGCGGCCAGGGCGCGCGGCGAGTCCGTTCCGCGCGAGGCATAGGGGGGGCGGACGCGATGGCCTGGAAGCCTGACTATATCGACACGGACGTGTTCTCAGAGTTCGTCCGCGTCGATGACACCGTGGACGACGCGGTTGTCCAGGTGGCCATCACGTCCGCGTCCCGCGCGATCGACGCGGCGACCAATCGCCAGTTCGGATCGGCCACGGGTGAGCGGCTCTACACCGCGCAACCGAACTACGACCTCGGGCTGTGGGTGGTCGTGGTGGACGACATCCAGACGACCGACGGCCTGGTCATCCTCTGCGACGGCGAGGAGATCACCGAGTATCGGATGGACCCGCCCAACGCGGTGGCCGACGGGAAGGTCTGGACCCGCATCGTCATCGCGGAGAGCTCGGCGGTTCAGCCGACCGGCGCGGACATGGAGATGGCGATCACGGCCGACCCGTGGGGCTGGTCCGCCGTCCCCGACGCGGTGGTCCACGCCGCCGAGCTCCAGACCAACCGGTTCGTCAACCGGCGCGACTCGTGGGCCGGCGTCGCCGGAAGCCCCGACAGCGGCACGGAGATCCGTCTGCTCAAGCAGCTGGACCCCGACGTGCGGATGTCGCTGACGGACTACGTGCGGCCGCGGGAGGTGTTCTAGGCGTGGACACGGAGCTCGTGATGGATGAGGTGGAGCAGGCGTTGCGCACCGTGGACGACCTCCGCGTGATGGTCGTGGGCGAGGCACCCAAGCCGCCGGCCGCATACGTGTCCTACCCGGAGTCGATCAACTATGACAACGAGTACGGGCGCGGCTCCGACACCATGAACCTTCAGGTGGTCGTGGTGATCGGCCGCACAAACGCACGGCAGACCCGCAAGGACCTGGCCAGGTTTGCCGACGGCAACGACACGGGCTCCATCAAGACCAAGCTGGAATCCTTTGCCTACCAACAGGTTGAGGTGCTCACGGTCAAGTCGGTTGTGTTCGACGTCGTACGCATCGCCGCCATCGACTACATGGCGGGGCTGTTCAGCATCGAGGCAGTAGGAGGAGGGCTCTAGCGATGGCACGCAAGCACGGCAAGAACACGGTCCTGAAGGTCAACGCCAACGACATCTCGGCGTACACGTCAGAGTCGGAGCTTGACGAGACGACCGACACCCACGAGGCAACCGGCTACGGCGTGGACGACCACGAGGTAGACCCCGGCCTCAACGCCGGCACGTTCACGTGTGGCGGCACGTACAACTCCACCGCCGTGACCGGCCCGCGGGCCGTGTTCAAGGCAGTCAAGGCGCTCAACGCCGCGGTCACCGTGATCCGCCAGGACGAGGGAACGGGAGCCGGCCTCCCACAGGACAGCTTCTCGGCCGTCCTCAACTCCTACGTCCAGACCAACCCGGTGGCCGACATGATCAAGTGGAAGGCCAGCTTTACAGTCACGGGTGCGGTGGACTCCACCGCGCAGAGCTAGACCACGTAGGGGGAGACCATGGCACGACTGAGGAAAGACACGATCCTGACCGCGCGCATACCGCGCGAGGAGTTCACGATCAAGGGACACGGTGACGTCCTGATCCGCGGCCTGACGCGCACGGAAGCGCTGGAGCTCCCCGACGACGCGGTGGCCAAAGAGGCGCGGCTGCTGTCCATCGGCATCGTGGAGCCCACGTTCACGGTCGCGGAGATCCGCCAGTGGATGACGGGCAGCGTCGCCGGCGAGCTCCAGGACGTCTCACAGCGCATCGCGCAGCTGTCCGGAATGCTGGCGGACGCCGGGAAAAGTGATCTACCTGGCGATGGAGACGGACCCGGAATTGGAGTTCGAGCACTACCTGGCGCAGAAGCTGGGCCGGACGGTGGGGGAGCTCCGGGAGAGCCTGACACAGCATGAGTTCGTTCACTGGCAGATCTATTACGCGCGGTTGGCGCAAGAGCAGGAGCTAGCGATGGCAGGACGGGGGGCGGCATGAGTTCGGTAGCGCTCCAGGTGTCCGGCCTGAAGGAGTTCCGCCGCTCGCTCAAGCAGCTGGACGGCGACCTGCCCAAGGCTCTGCGGATCGCGATGAACCGCGCCGCAGAGCTCGTGGTGGAGGAGGCCCGGCCCGGCGTGCCGAAGGCATCCGGCGCGGCCGCCAGGTCGATTCGGCCTCAGTCCACCGGCGTGGCCGTGCGCGTCACCGCCGGTGGCACGCGCGCCCCGTACTACCCGTGGTTGGACTTCGGCGGCCGCGTCGGACGGCGCAAGGCGACCGTGCGCCCGTTCTCCACGGACGGCCGGTACCTGTACCCGGCGTACTTCCGGCTCCGTGACGCCGGCGTGTTCGAGGAGGCGCTGGCGGCCGCGCTCGTTGAGGTCGCCGCCGCGGCCGGCCTGGAGGTGGAGTAGATGGCGGGCAAGAATCAGATCACGCTGACGTTCGCCGGCGACGCCAAGGACGCGACCAAGGCCATGGGCGAGGTTGGCGCGGCCGCCGATCGGATGGAGTCCGACGTCAAGACGGCCGGCGAATCGTTCGAGCGCGTAGGCGAAGGGTTCGACCGGGCGGAGCAGCGTGCGACAGGCTTCCGCGACACCGTGACCGGCGTCCAGGACTCCGTGCTCGGGTTCAGCCGCGTCCTTAAGGGTGACTTCTCCGCGGACGCTCTGGTGACCGCTGGAGCCGGCGTCGGGGACCTGGCGTCCGGGTTCGCCAACCTGTTGGTCCCGTCGATGAAATCGGCCGTGGAGTGGCTCGGCAAGACCAAGCTCGGGGAGCTCGCCGTGTCCGCGGCGACCAAGGTGTGGAGCGGCGTCCAGGCCGCGTTCAACGTGGTCATGTCGCTAAACCCCATCGGCCTGGTCATCATCGCCATTGCCGCGCTCATCGCGATCATTGTTGTCATCGCGACCAAGACCAAGTGGTTCCAAACGGCGTGGGCCGCGTCCTGGTCGTGGATCAAGAAGACGGCCGTGAACGTGTGGGACTGGCTCAAGGAGCTCCCCTCCAAGATCGGCTCCGTGTTCGTCAAGGTCGCCAAGTTCATTACCGCGCCGTGGCGTGCCGCGTTCAACTTCATAGCCGACGCCTGGAATAACACGATCGGCCGGCTCCGCTGGACCGTCCCGTCGTGGGTGCCCATCATCGGCGGTAACACGGTGTCGGTGCCGCAGCTGCCCAAGTTCCACCAGGGCGGCGTGATGCCCGGAGCTCCGGGACAGGAAGGGCTCGCCATTCTCAAGGCCGGCGAGCGTGTCACTCCGGCCGGGGCAGGCCCGCCGGAGCTCGTGATCCGATCCGGGGGGAGCCGGTTTGATGACCTTGTGGTGGAAGCGATCGCGAACGCTGTTCGTGTTCATGGTCCTGGTCGGATCAATATCAGGATCGCCAATGCCTAGGCAGGACCTGACCCTGTCGCTGGCCTACGACGGCGTGGACAACAACGCGCCTCTGTTCTCCGAGCGTGGCTCTCCGGTCACCGCCAAGTGGGGCATGGCCGACGAGGGTACGGCGCTCGGCGCGTCGGAGTGCTCGGCGCAGATCGACAACCGGACCGGCCTGTACGACCCGGACGACGCGGCCGGCGACCTGTACGGCAAGGTCGGCCTGTCGACGCCGGCCACGGTGACGCTCGGCCCGGAGGTCCTGGCCGACGGCACCGTAGCGTCCTGGCTTCCGGACCGGGAGCTCAAGGGACCGGCGTGGACTGACGTCCTCATCACCGGCCCGGCCCGCCGTGTGAACGGCTCCAAGGACGTCCAGTCCGCCACGCGCCGCACCGTCAAGGCGATGATCCGCAACGGGACCGGCCCGGAGGGCGGCTACTGGCCGTTGGAGGACGGGCCCAACACGGCCGTCACGGAGTCGCTCGTGCCCGGCGTGCCCGGCATGGAGGTCTACGACTTCGCCAACCGGGCCGCGGGTGACACGTACATCACGGGCCGGCTCCGCTTCGGTGAGGGCATCGCCCCGCCAGGCTCCAAGCCGATCCTGGACACGGTGGACGGCGGATCGCTGCGCGTGCTCCTGCCCAAGACGTCCGCGTTCACGTCCGGCGTGTGGACGCTGGACTGGACGTCGCGGTTCCCGCTAAACGCCGCCGACTCCACCCCTGGCTCGATGCTGACCATTCTGATGGCCGACGCCGGCGTGGTCGGCCAGATCGACGTCGACGCCGGGCCAACGTGGCGGATCTTCTACGGCGCGGTGGGCGGCAACTACACGGGCCGCTCCATCGACGCCGGCGAAGGACTGGCCACCGCGGCACCGTACGACGATGGTCTACCGCACCACTTCCAACTCAAGGCCATCCAGTCCGGCGGCGACGTGTCGCTCCAGATGCGCTACGACGGCAACCTGGTCGGCATCGGCGGCGACTACTCAGACGACGGCCTGCCGGCCGCCACGCTGGGCCAGATCACCGAGCTCCGGATCAACGCACAGGGCGCTGAGGGCGGGGCGTGGCAACCGTCCATCGGCCAGGTCATGCTCTGGTACGACAACGGAATATCGCTGTCCGCGGGTGAGGACCAGGCAACGTGGCTCAACGGCTACCCGGCGGAGGGCGCGGAGGATCGCTTCGGCCGGCTCTGCGATGAGCACACGATCCCCTACAGCATCGACGGCGACGGCGACGACCAGGTGGAGATGGGCCCGCAGTATCCGGCCGCGCTCCCCGAGCTCCTCCGCGAAATCAAGGACACCGACGGCGGCCTGATGTACGACCACCGGGCCTGGAACGAGCTCGTGATGCGGCCGGGCCGCACGCTCATGAACCAGGTCCCCGCGCTCGCGCTCACGTTCGACGTCAACGTGGGCCCACCGTTGCGGCCGGCGACGGACGACCTCAACGCCGCCAACGACGTGACCGCCAACCAGAACAACGGCGCGACCTACCACGTGTCGCGGGAGAGCGGACCGCGCAACGCTTCCGACCCGGTGGACGATCCGGAGGGCGTGGGCCGCCAGGAGCGACGCCTGGACGTCAACCCGTACGACTCGGCGCGCCTGGTCGACATCGCCGGTTGGGCCCTGCACGAGGGCACCACGCCGGCCGCGCGCTACCGCCAGGTCACCATCAACCTCGGCAAGCATCCAGACCTGATCCCCGACGTCATGGCGCTCCGGCCCGGCGACCTCATCTCCATCGAGGAGCTGACCGCCGACCTGGTGGAGCTCATGGTCCTGGGCGGCGTCGACGTCGTGGGCGCGTCCACCCGCCGGATCACCCTCAACTGTGCCGACGGCTCCCCGTACCGCATCCCGGCCGTGGGCCTGACCGGCTCCAAGCGGATCGGCCACGCCAACTCATGGCTGGCCGCCGACCACACCGCCGGCGCTACCTCGCTGTCGGTGGCTAGCTCGGGCGCGCTGTGGTCCACCACGGCCTCCGCGTTCGACATCCGCATGGCCGGCATGGTGCTCCACGTGACCGCCGTGGCCGGCGCGAGCTCGCCGCAGACGTTCACCGTCGACGCCACTCCGGTCAACGGGGTGAGCCGCGACGTGACCGCCACCGGCGCGGCCGGCGCGCTCACACGCATCGACATCGACCGGCCGGTGTACATCGGCCGATAGGCTCCGCTCGAGCGGAAGAACAAAACGGACATAGGAAGGGGCGACCATGAGCACGACGCGGGGATTCCTGCTCCCGGCGTACGCGGCCGGCGATGAGTTGGAAGCGGTCACCCTGACCGAGGCCGACCGGCGGGTAGAGGACGACACGTACACGCCCACGCTCACCGCGACGGGCGGCACCCCCGCCATCGGCGCGGACGGCTACCTGACCGGCTGGTGGCACCGCGTCGGCCTGCTGGAGACGGTATGGATCGACATCCTCCTGTCCGGTGCCGGCGTGTCGCTCGTGGGCACGTCATGGCGGATCGGCCTGCCCCACGACGCTGACCTGACCCGCCACACGGCCGGCATCCTCAACGCCTCCGGCGACCTGGTGGGCAACTACCAGACCCACTCGTCAACGTCGTCCCAAGCGCTCGCCGGTGGCTTCCTGCTGTCCGGCACGGCGGAGCTCATCATGTACGCCAGCGGCTCCACGAGCTCGCGCGGGTCGGCGGACTTCACGACCACGGCCCGAATCAAGGGCAAGGTCCAGTACTACGTTGATGCGGCAGAGTTCTAGGGGGAGATCATGAAAGACCTGAAAACCGGCCACGTGGTGGTGATCGTGGCGTTCCTGTTGTGCGTGACCGCGCTGACCCTGACCCACAGTGAGACGTCCGCGCTCATCCTGATCGGCGGTGCGATCCTGGCCGGCATCGGCATCCAGGTCGGCCAGACGACAGTGCTCCGCGACCAGACCAACGGCAACCAGACCAAGATGCTGGACAACAACCGCCACGCCCTGGAGGCCCAAGAGGAGCACGCCAAGCGGACGCTGGAGCTCCTGGAAACCAACCAGCGCCAGCTGGTGATGCTCGCCGGCAAGCTCGCCGAGATGTCCCCGATGCCGATCGTGGCCGCCGTGGAGCCGGTGCCTCCGGCGCCACCGTACATCCCTGACCAGCAAAAACGCGCGGCATAGGAGCTGACATGTCACCGATCGGTGAGGCGCGCCCGTGGTGCTCCAAGGACCCGGAGTGCGTCCTGGAGGACGGCCACGCCGGCGACGCATGCGAGGTTGAGCCCGGAGCTCGGGCTCTGTCGCTGGAGCGCGAGGAGGACGCACGCAAGCGCGGAGTGTCCAAGACCGGACGCGACCGGTCCGGCCGCGCC